CCGCCCCGGAGCGCTTGTATTTGACACCGGCCGATGACGTGTCACACACTGTGCGTGGGTAAATCTGTCCCGGGAGCGCGCGGCGCCCCGGGGCTTTTGTGCTTCCGGGGGCAGGTGGCCGACTTGGTCTCCTCCCGCGGCGACGGCTTCCTGACCACTCCCGAGTCCGCGGCCTTCCTCGGTGTCAAGCCCTGGCTGATCCGCAAGTGGCGCTCGCGCGGGTGGCTCAGGCCGCAGGGCCTCGACGAGCGCGGCTTCCCCCTCCACACGGCCGAGGCGCTCCGCGCGACCGAGAGGCTCGTCTGCGAGCACGGCCTGGCCGAGTCCGGGATGAACCCGAGGCAGCTCCGCGGACGCAACCGGGAGCCCGCGGCGACGCAGGCCGAGACGGCGATCGCCGCTTGACCGTCGACGTAGCCGAGGAAGACGGCCGTCACCGTGCCGCTGTCCCGTTCGAGGACCGCGAGCTGCCCTGCTGTGCTCCCGGGCACGCGGACCCGGTTGAGGCAGCACGGCACGCCGGGCGGCTGACGCGGGCGATCGCACGGAAGATGATCCCGGCCGAGGCGTAAACGATCTTGGTCAGCTCCGCGCCTCGCGCCTCACCGCACGCTGCCGCTCACGGAACTCGCTCACGGTCAGCCGCCCGTTGACGAACCAGAAGTAGCGCAGCTCATCCGTGGCATGGTTCCACGCCCACCGCTTCGAGCCGCCCCACAAGGCGAACCCGTCCGCGATCCCGGCGGCGAACTCCGGCCGCACGAGCCTGCCCTCGCATGCTTCCACGGCGGCGGCGAACTGCGCGCGGGCCGGCGGCAGCCATTCCTCGCGGACCGCCGCCCAGCGGGCCGTGTCGATCTCGGACTTACGGGACCTGGCTGACTGTGAATCGCTCACCTGCCGGAGGATAGCGGCCAGGCGACGGTGGCGACCGTAAACGATCTTGGAGCTTCCCGTAAACGATCTTGAACGGCCTCACGGGGGGAACCCATGACCACGGGAACCCGGGGCGGCAACGGCCGCTTCACCCGCACCGCGGGCAGCGTCAAGCGCGACGCCGAGGCCGCGTCCCTCCGCGCCCGCGGCTACAGTTTCCAGCGCATCGCCGACGAGCTCGGCTTCGCCTCCAAGGGCAAGGCCCACGACGCGGTCATGCGCTCCTACGCCGACATCCCCGGCGAGGACGTCAAGCACGCCAAGGCCCTCGACCTCGAGCGGATCGACCGCCTCATCGAGCAGGCGTGGGACATCATGCTCCGCCCGCACGTCACCGTCTCCCAGGGGCACGTGGTCGGCAAGCGGACCGGCTGGGAGCGCGACGACCGCGGCGAGATCATGTTCGACGGCGAGGGCGCGCCGATCCCGGTGTTCGAGGACGTCCTTGACGACGGCCCCGCCACCGCGGCGATCCGCGAGATACGCGCCCTGCTCGAGCGCCGGGCGAAGATGATCGGCTACGACGCGCCGACTCAGTCGCGCATCGAGGTCATCACCGACGACATGGTGAACGCCGAGATCGCCCGGCTGACCCGCGAGCTCGAAGAGGGCGACGACCGTGCCGCTCGTCCTGGCGTCGCCTGACCGACTCCGCCGCCTGGCCGAGCTCCGCGAGCGCAAGCGCCTCGCCGACGAGGAACGCCTCCGCAACGTCGACGCGTTCAAGCTGCTGGGGTACGAGCCGATCTGCCTGCCGCGGGAAGCGGCCCGCAAGCGGGACGACGAGGTCATCCCGGAGCCGTGCGGCCAGTGCCCGCAGGAACTGTTCCACGCGGCGACCGAGGACGACGTCCTGTACGGCGGATCCGCGGGCGGCGGCAAGACCGCGGCCATCGTCGCCGAGGCCCTCCGGGCCTGCGCGAAGTACCCCGGCATCCGCGTCCTGATCCTGCGCCGCTCCTATGACGAGCTCGCGGAGTCGATCTACCCGGAGTTCCAGCGGTTCGGCTGGGGCGAGGCGCTCGGCGGCCGGCTGAACAAGACGGAGAAGGAAGTCACCTTCCCGAACGGGTCACTGATCCGGCTCCGCTACATGGAGACGCTCGACGACGCGTCCCGCCGGCAGGGCGGCGCCTATCAGCTGGTGTTCGTCGACGAGCGCACGCTGCTCGCCCCGGGCATCGTGGACGTGATCGCGCTCGAGCGCCTGCGGTCAGCGCACGGCGTGCCCGTGATCGGGATCCGGTCGACGAGCAACCCCGGCGGCCCCGGTCACGGTGAGGTCCGCGCCCGGTACATCGACCCGACCGACCACGGCCGGAAGGTCGTCACCGACGACTACGGCCTCACGGTGCGGTTCATCCCCGCGAAGGCCACCGACAACCCGCACTTGGACGAGGCGTACTTCCGTCGCCTCGACGCCATCCCCGACCCGGCGCGCCGCGCTGCGATGCGCGACGGCGACTGGGGCCAGTTCGCCGGGCAGATGTTCCCCGAGCTCCGCTGGGACCGGCACTCCGTCGACCCGTTCACGCTGCCCGACTCGTGGCGGCGGTACTGCTCGGTCGACTGGGGCTACACGGCGCCGTGGGCGGTGCTGTGGGGCGCGGTCGACGAGGACGGCCGCTGCTGGGCTTACCGGGAGATTTACGAAACCCAGGTCGGCGAGGCCGAGCAGGCTAAGCGCATCCTTGCCGCAGAGGCCGAGGGCGAGCACATCGCCGGGCGCCTGGCCGATGACGCGATGTGGGCCACGCGCGGCGATGCCAAGCCGATCTCGCAGGTCTACTCGGAGAACGGCGTCCACCTGTCGCCCGCGGGCAAGGGCCCCGGCTCGAGGGTTTCCGGCTGGCAGCGCGTTCACACCTACCTTTCCGAGGGGCCTGCCTGCCTGATCCACCGGGCGATGGGCTGGGAAACCTGCCCGATGATCCACTTCTTCCGGACCCTGCCGAAGACGTGGTGGGAGCTCTCCAACCTGCCGCACGCCAAGCGGGGCGACCCGGAAGACGCGGACTCGAGCGCTCCCGATCACCTCATGGACGCACTGAGGTACTGGCTATTGAACGTCGGCGGCGGTGCTGAAGCCTGGATTAACTGGGCGAGGAAAAAGGCTCTCGCCGCGGCGGAGGGTACCGAAGTCCCCGCGCCGCCCGCGCGCCGCGCCCTCGAGGCCGAGCCGGCCGCAGAGTCCGATCCGGAGCCCGAGGTTCCCCTCAGTCCCGCCGAGCAGCTCCGCCAGGCGAGGAACGCGGCCTACCGCGCGCAGAACCGCTAGCCGCAGTCCGGTCCGGCCTCGTACAGGCCCAGCTCCTCGGTAAGCGCCGTCAGCCTGTCCGCCGCGGCGAGTTCCTCGGGCGAGGGAACGGGCCTGCGGTCTTCCCATGTCCCGGCCGCCATGTACTCGGCATGCTCGCGGACGCACTCGGGGCACCCGCCCGTGACCGTGACCCCGTGCCAGCCGCACAGGTAAGGGACGTTCGCGCGCCGGGGGATCAGGTTCCACATCGGGTCGTGCGGCAGTGACGCCCGGTACCGCCAGTACGCCCGGTGAGCCTCCACTGCCCGCGCCAGCCTCTGCGCGCCCTGCACTCTCCTGATCGCCCGCAGCCGCGAGCTTGCCAGCCTGCTTGTCACCCGCCCATCATCCCAGTCAGGAGAGTGCGTGCCCGACGAGCAGGCCCCGCCGGTATTCGAGGCTGACGGCTCCTGGCCGTTCTCCGGAACGATCAAGGTCAACGGGCACTCGCTCGCCTCCGTCTCAAGCTGGTCGGTTAGCGCGGCCTCTGACGGCGTTCCCGTCGTGACCTTGGGCCTGGTCGACCAGGGGGCGCTGAGCCTCCTCCTCGGCCCTGGCGCGCGGGTGGTGGTCACCGACGCGACACGGGAAGCGCTCGTGTCACTCGGCTGGACTCCCCCCGCTGGCTGAGCTGACCGTGAGGGGCGGCTGAGTTGAGCGTCCGTTCCCGCGCCGCCGTAGCCGACCGGCCGGTCTCTGTCGGCAAGGGATTCGGCACGGGCATCCCTCCGGCGATTCAGGCGGCCGAGGCCAGGTCGCAGATGACGCCGGCCTCGGCGTTCGGCCCCGGCGAGCCGATCGGGCCGTATGACGGCTTCTCCCGCACCCCGCGAACGCACGACTACGTCACCGGCTACAACATCGCGACGCGCCCGCGGGTGCACGAGCAGGTCTCGTTTGGCACGCTCAAGGGCCTGTTCGGCGCCTATGACGTTGCCAGGATCTGCGTGCGGCACAGGATCGCCAGCCTGCGGAGCCTCGATTTCAAGCTCCTGGCGATGGAAGGCCATGACGGGGACGTCAGCCGCGAGGTCGCCGAGGGCAAGCGGGTCCTGAAGCGCCCGGACCGCAAGACGCTGTTCAAGCCGTGGCTGGCGAAGTACCTGCGGGGCGTCCTGACTTACGACGCCGGGACGCTGTACCGGATGCGCAACCGGGCGGGCCGCGCGGTGGGCCTTAGCGTTCTTGACGGAACGCTGATCGCCCCGTTGCAGGACTACTGGGGCAATCCTCCGGACTCCCCGGCGCCCGCGTACGTGCAGTACGTGAACGGGCTGCCGTGGAACTGGCTGACCAGGGACGACCTGGTTTACGAGCCGTACGACCCGCGTGACGACAGCCTCTACGGCACGGCCCCGCTTGAGGACGTCCTGCTTAACGCGAACACGGACATCCGGTTTCAGCTGTACTTCCTGCAGCGCTTCACCGAGGGCAACCTCCCGGCCGCGTTCGCGTCGGCCCCCGAGTCGTGGTCGCCTGACCAGATCGAGCAGTTCCAGGAACTGTGGGACGCCTTCATGCTCGGCGACCAGTCCCGCAAGAGCCAGATCCGGTGGCTGCCGCCGGGCTCGAAGTTCACGTGGAGCAACGAGAAGGACTTCAGCGACGCGTTCTCGCTGTTCATGCTCCGCAAGACCCTGGCCGCATACCACACGGTCCCCAGCGATCTCGGGTTCAC